AAAAACAGAAGCATATAGAGACGCATACAATAGTAAAGGGAATGGGAATACGGTAGGCAGTGAAGCATGTAAGCTCGCAGCCGTCCCCAAAGTAGCCCAAGAGATAGAGGCGACTAGGGCAGCGATTGAAGCAATGGAATATCTTAAAGCAGATCGCTTGAAGGCTCTTGTATTGCACCAGCTAACACAGCATGCATTAAATGAAGACTTCCCGCCCGCCTCACGCATACGCTCGCTGGAGTTACTGGGCAAGTCCGCAGAGGTTGGACTGTTCATTGATAGGAAGGAGATCACCACAATAAACACTAGCAACGATGCCAAGAGCAATCTAATGGATAAGATCAGGGAAGCAATGAAGCGTAACGCAATAGAGGTTGACTATAAGGACAGTGGAGATAGTCTGCTGGATGAACTGAACTCGACCCCCGCCCCTAGTGAAAATTTCACAGACGAACCCCACGCACCCGCCACCCCCTTAAATGAACCGTCAGACCGTGGGCCAGCTATGCATAATAGTTTGCACACCCAATCACCAAAAAATGACCCTTCTCAACCCATTGATTCCAAAGGAAATAATATTTGGCAACCGTTGCCAGATAATACAAACAACATTAACAATGAAGCGCAAGTCATTGATTCTAAAGAGAATACCCCACCCCCTACTAAAAATGTGGCAACAACTACATGGGTGGAAAAAGAAACACCCCCCGTCAATGATTCTTTGAAAAAATGAGAAAAAAATATATGAAAAATTTTGATGACTGGAAAGCTGAGATGGATGAAAGAGTGAAATGGGCCGATGAGCAGATAACTAAACTGAGTCAAGAACTTAATATGCTTAGACAGTTAAGGGACGCTTGGGCGCTTTCATCGTATCCGATGATGAGAAGTGGCGCTGGTGGGCCACCAAGAAACTTGGGTGCGGGAATGGAGGATTGCGGAAAATGAGTATAGAAAGAACCCATACTGTGCGGTATACAACTGGCTGCTATGACAATGGTGAAGTATATGAGAGGCATGAATTGATCCGTCCATTATCGGAAAGCGCTATTAAAGAGCTATTTCAATACCAAGAAACGGATATTAACTTTAACCAGTTAATTGCAGATGTTCGCAAAGTAGAAAAGGCGCATGGAATTAAATGACTCCAAGACAAAAAGAGATCTATATGATCATTGAATCGTTCTGGCAGGACTACGGCTATGGGCCTTCGATTGACGAAATTTTATTGATGACCGGGAAAACAGGTCGAGGGAATATCCAACGAATAATCAAAAGACTTTGCGAGTTAGGCCATTGCGTACGTCTGCCACATCTTGCTCGTACTGTAAGACCTAAAGGCGTTAGGATTAGATCATGAACTTAGAAGAGATATTGAATCAACTTCCACCGGAAGACCAAGCGGAGATTTTAAAAGCCGCTGCGGAATGGGCGGAGAGTGAGAAGATGGAGAAAGGTCAAAAGGACTTTCTAGCATTCGTTCATACGATGTGGCCCGGCTTTATTGATGGACGACATCATAAGGTCATGGCTCAGAAGTTTGAGGAGATTGCGAGTGGGAAGCTCAAACGCCTGATCATTAATATGCCGCCACGACATACTAAGTCAGAGTTTGCTTCCTATATGCTACCCGCATGGTTTTTAGGAAAGTTCCCAAAGAAGAAGATTATTCAGTGTTCAAACACCGCAGAATTGGCTGTGGGTTTTGGACGTAAGGTTCGTAACTTAGTAGATTCGGAGCAATATGGAAAGATATTCCCAAACGTCAGGCTTCGTTCTGACTCTAAAGCTGCTGGTCGTTGGAGTACCAATGGTAATGGCGAGTATTTTGCTATTGGTGTTGGCGGTACTGTTACAGGTAAAGGAGGCGATCTTGTCATTATTGACGATCCCCATTCGGAACAAGAAGCGGCACTAGCATCATCTGACCCTGCAGTATTCGATAAGGTTTATGAGTGGTACACCTCTGGTCCACGGCAACGTTTACAGCCGGGCGGGGCAATTGTGATCGTGATGACTCGTTGGAGTCTGAGGGATTTAACCGGAAAAATCCTAAAAGCGGCGCTCGAAAGGGATGGCGATGAATGGGAAGTAATCGACTTTCCTGCAATTTTGCCAAGCGAAAAACCGCTTTGGCCTGAATTCTGGAGCTACGAAGAACTTTGTGCACTGCGCCGAGAATTGCCTTTATCGAAATGGCAAGCCCAGTACCAACAACAGCCTACCTCAGAACAGGGTGCAATTATTAAAAGGGAGTGGTGGAATGAATGGGAGGGTGATGCTGCCCCTAAATGTGAATACATCATTCAATCATGGGATACGGCATTTACCAAAAACGAGCGTTCAGACTATTCTGCTTGCACAACTTGGGGAGTTTTTTACAAGGACGAAAACGAAAAGAACCCCCATATCATTCTATTGAATGCCTTTAAACGAAGAATGGAGTTTCCTGAACTCAAAGTAGAAGCTCAACGTCAGTACAAAGAATGGGAACCAGACTCACTGATTGTCGAAGCCAAGGCATCTGGAGCACCATTAGTTTATGAGTTAAGACAGATGGGTATTCCGGTCCAAGAGTTTACTCCTACAAGGGGTAATGATAAGATCATGCGTGTAAACTCAATATCGGATATTTTTGCTTCAGGTAAGGTTTGGGCGCCAAGAACTAGATGGGCGGAAGAAGTCGTAGAAGAAATGGCAGCATTTCCTAATTCTGATCATGATGACTTAGTGGACTCAGCGTCCCAAGCATTAATTAGATTTAGAAAAGGTGGCTTTATCAGATTACAATCTGACGAATGGGATGATTATGTGCCAAAGAAAAAGACGGCATATTACTAATGTTAGATAACTTTTACTACCACTGGGAAGGTATTATCCCAAAACACAAGGTAACCTCGGTAACAAAAGGGGTGCGGTATTCAGCAGTGAGTTGGGTAGTAGGCCCGACTTTTAAGTAAAGTTAATTTATGGATGAATTAGATAACTTGCCGGATGTACAAAATGTGTTTGAAACAGCACGTGGATCTGTATATGCGCAGCATTCTGATGGGTCAACTACTGGATTTCGAGAGCCATCCAATATGCCCGGAACTGGTCAAGAAATGCAACCACGCAGCGCAAAAACAATTTATATGGAAACACAGCCCGCACAAAGTTTGCAAAGCTGGATATCTGATGAGTATTTAGGAACTAAACTGGTTCCAACGCTAGATGAAAACAATAAATTAAAAGGCGTAGAAGTTCACTCCACAGATGATATTCCAAAAAGAAATATTACAAAAGGTCAAGTTTTAAGCAAATTACCTGCAACAATGTCACCTTCACAAGGGTTGCATCCAGTAGAAATATTGCCAAGTGGATTTGAAAGCCCTGTAGGATCAAAAGGAAAAGATGTTCATATTGGTAGCAAAATTACCAAGATTAGAGGAAGTACTGGAATGGGTGGAGGCGGCGGTGGAATTGGCGGTGACCCACAGCACATGTTTGGAACATTGTATGGAATGCCAACTTATAAAAAAGGCGGCTTTATAGACAAACCTTTGCAAGGAAATAAAAAAATAATATGAATGAAATGCACAAAGGATTTAAAACTTTAGAAGAAGCAAAAGCTTTTAAAGAAACCATTATTGGTGATTATGAAATTATTGGGCTTTACGATGGAATTTTCCCCGGAACAATATTTGCTTATTTTTTAAGAGAGAAACAACATGCCGATTGATAAGGCCATTTACTCAGCTCCCCAAGGGATTGATGAACTAGCAGAACAAGAATCTCCAATCGAGATTGAAATTGAAGCGCCCGCAGATGGAGCGTTAGTTGTTCTAGAACAAGAGACCGAAGTATCAGATGACTTCGGCGCAAACTTAGCTGAGTATTTAACTGAAGGCGAGTTGATGCAGATCTCCGGTGACTTAGTTGCTGAGTTTGATGCTGACGTTGCCTCCCGTAAAGATTGGATCCAGACTTACGTTGACGGCCTAGAACTCCTAGGACTTAAGATTGAAGAGCGATCAGAACCGTGGGAAGGCGCATGTGGCGTCTACCACCCTCTTTTGGCTGAGGCTTTAGTAAAGTTCCAAGCTGAAACCATGATGGCTATCTTCCCAGCTGCAGGTCCAGTGCGCACCAAGATTATTGGCAAAGAAACACCTGAGAAAAAAGATTCAGCCCAGCGTGTCGAAGATGACATGAACTATGAGCTAACCGAAGTCATGACTGAGTATCGTCCTGAAACAGAACGCATGCTTTGGGGCTTGGGATTAGCGGGTAATGCATTTAAAAAGGTTTACGAAGATCCTATCCTTAAGCGTCAGGTTTCCCTGTACGTTCCAGCAGAAGATATCGTAGTCCCTTATGGCGCTCCAGACATTGAATCAGCCGAGCGTGTAACCCATGTGATGCGTAAGACTGAGCATGACATGCAACGACTCCAGCTTTCTGGCTTTTATCGTGACGTAGATCTGGGTAGCCCAGCAAACGTTTTAGATGAAGTTGAAAAGAAAATTGCTGAAAAACTAGGATTCCGTGCGGTTCAAGATGACCGATTCAAAATCCTAGAGATGCAAACCAACTTAGATTTGCCCGGCTTTGAGCATCAAGACGAAGAAGGCAATATGACTG